AGTGAAGCATCATTCTTTATTAAAGGCGAAGGTAATTATAAGGCAGTTTCTGGAATTCATAATAACATCAAACGTATTTCAAATGGAGAAACTTGGTGCTACGCTTTTGGTTACAAGTGGTTTTACTCATAACGACGATTTAATTCTATATGAATTTGTTGAACATAAGCATCAACCTCTGGTGATTTAAAGAACATACAATCTGCAATTTCACACCACAGATCTTCTGATGGAATATCTGCAAGTTCTTCATCAGACCAGTAACAAGGAGGAAAAATCATCTCAACCTCCACCATAAACATAAGACACAACACCAGCAGGATGATTGACATTCTCAATCACTTTGATATCTGCAGTATTGAAATCTTCTTGAGTATTTTCATTGTCACCGTGATAACCAAACTTTTTCATAAAAATCTGTTCACAATGAGGCATAGATTCGGCTGCAATTACACACATACCAGAAGTGTAATCGTGAAGAACATCATTGATAATGTAGAGATTCATGATCGAGTGAAGAAACAAGTGAAGTGAGTGAATTCAGAGTTTTAAGAGTAAACCGTTCAACAATGGGTTCATCATTCTCAGTGTAGAGTCGATCACACCAATCATGAAAGAGATACTCATTCAGATAAGAAAGATCATCAAGTTGCTGTTCAATACAGCGAATCAGTTGGTCTTGGTTCATTTCCAATACGTGTAAGTTTGATCAGGATGAAGACCCATTTCTTCACAACGGCATTCATAAACGATGCGCTTGAGACATTCCAGATCCATGTCCTCAATGGATTTCAGAATAGAACGACGAATCTGAGCGTCTTGAGCAGTGTCAGTAATCATGAGAAGGGGTTTCGATTACCTCTGTATTATAAGGGTGCTACAGGCGATTCTGATGGGGGATGTGACAGTTTCAGAACCGTCCTGGACGATCTTGATTTAGCATATAAGTCAGTTTCCTTTCTTTACTAATTTGTTGAGGATTAGGTATATTGTATTTCCTTCGATTTCTTTCTCTTACATAAGTGTTATAGTTACCAGTGCCAGAATCTTCCTTGATCGCTTTTGCTAACTTGACAGGATTCTTTGGTGGTAATCCATACTTTTTGCGAAACTCATCAAATCCTTCTTCAGGTTGCGTTGGTTTTGATGGTCCAGGTGGTGGAACATAAGGTTGTCCTGGTGATCCACCGCTTTCGGACATGAACTGTGAAAATGTCTTCATGAGTCTACAGTGGTGATAACATCGTGTTGATTCTCATTCTTTGAATGAATCGTCTGACACGATCTGGATCTGTTGCTGGTTTTGGTGATTGTGTAGGTTGTCTTTCAGCACTTCTAAGATTTCTTTGAACTTCTGGATCTTTGAGTGAGATTACCTGTTCTGGTTTGATTGGATCTCCCGCTGCTTCCAGAAATTGTGCAAGAGTTTTCATGTTTTATTTTTATTTATTCCATGCCTTTTGCATTGTGAAGTTTGCATGACTGAAGAACTCTCGGTTAATCAGTTTATAAGTGCCATACTCATTGGACATCACATAACCTTCAGCATCAATACGATTCTGTCCAATATAAGCAGCAGGGCCAGCATTACGGCACAGGAACAGACAATCTTCTTTGATCGATTTAATCAGTTTCCAGAATCGAATCAGATTTGGATCACAATCAAATGCATCATCCTCAATCTCACGTTGTTCTTTAATACAAGCATTAATTGCTTTCTTCAGTTCAATCAGTTGCTTACCCGATACAAAGGTGCAGGTGGTAGACATTTGACGGGCAAAGTCACAGATTTCTTCCACATCAGCGAAGGAAGATTGATCATGCTGAATATAAGCGTTGGGTTTGACAAACAACACTTCATCAGTGCTGTCCAAATTAACAGTCAGTGGAATTGCCCAACTGTCACGCAGATCATCATTTGCTTCATAACGAGTATGAGGAGCAAGAATCACCTTTTGTGTGATGACATCAGGAAACTGATACGTGATGGTATTTGGAGTGTATTCAGTGTCTCCACCAAAACCAAGAAAATCACCTTGAATGATATCTTCGGTGCGTGGCAGAACATCAAAACACTCATGCAGAATGTTCGCTACATTGCCTTCATAAAACTGATCAATCTCTTCATGAGAATGTGCAATACGAATCTTTTTCTTGTTGAACACTGCTTTGGTGCCAACGAAGAATTGACCATTAGCGGGATTGATTCCCCACACCAATGCAGGAGCACCATCCATCTTCAGAGACAATGTACCAGCAGCAGGAAACCAATCCAGAACATTCAGATCACCATTTAGAATGGTATCTTCAGGATGCTCAATATGAAGGTTTTGCATGAGTCAGTTGTTGTTATAAGGAGGATTGTCGAAGCGATGCATCCAGAGCGAATGGGAACGCTCTCGGAGTTCCAATATCATATCATATTTCCGCTTGACTGGCGAGTCGTCAGGAAGATCAAAGATTTCATCATAACCTGTGAATTCATAGGCATCCAGTGCATGATTCAGAATCTGATTCAACAGATCATGCTCTACAAATGAAAACTCCATTGTGACGGATTTCTGGTCACAATAGTTGGTTTCATCAATCTCAACCATTGGAACTTCCAAAAGAATCCTCCTTGTGAATGAATGTATGATAAAGCAAATAGAGTGAGATCAGCGTGACAGTGTGCCAGTTAAAATACTGGCACAATCTCCACACCAGTGCATCCCTGTTCAGTAACATGCTTTTCCCACAGAGATGCATCTTCAATCGTATAGAAAGTTGCGATTTGTTTGGACTGTGCCTTCTTTTTTGATTTTTGATAATGAACCTGATACTTCATCATAATACAACTGAATGGGTGAACCATCGTTCCAGTGGCGAATCACACCAGCGACGATGAATGCATTGGTAATCAAATACGTGAACAGAATTGTACTGCGAATCAAAGCGACATGATCCGATTCTTTGTTACTCTTGGATGCCTTTTGCCCCAGTGCCTTTGCCCACAGTTTCCAGACTCTTCTCATGGACCGATTTCCTTGACTTAACATACTTTAATTCATTCCACTGATTTCGATAACAAAGAATCAACAAGCGATCATTACGGTGTAGCGAACACGCTTCATAGTTTTCCTGATCCTTAGGTTCAACCGAACATTCAATCGTCACATAGGCATCATCTCTGAAATACACCCACCCTTTAATGTGTGGTTTCCAATAGACATAATCATTGACTCGTGGTTCATACATAAGCCGCTTCCAATGGCGTCTGTTTGGGAATCATTGCACTGTAAGGTGTGGTGCGTTCAATCTCTACCTGATCTCCGCACTTGGAGGAGTTAATAGGCGCATAGTAGCACTTCTTTTTGATGTGGTAGAATCCCCAGATGCAAGCAACAGGTTGACCATTATTGTAATCAAACTGGCGATCATAATGAATCCAGATAGATACAACATTGGTTCGAAACGGAAGAATCTCATAATACATTCCTTTGGGTGCCCGATGTGGAAACTCAATAGTCATCACCATATTTGAGTCCAGACTCAGCGTTCATCAATTCTACAGTTGTTTGATATCCCTTTGCGACGGTGAAATCATGGGTTTTTCCAATGTCATACACTGCTTTAACGTCGTAGACGGGCGCGGTAATCCAAGAAAATCCCTTGCCGAATGTATTATCAGGATTGACGACGTACCAATGACAAGCAGTGTCAGGTACGGCAACCGAACATTTTTTCCAATCATTATCCCATTGAGGTACTTGGACAAATTGTAGCACAGCAAATAATACTGCAAATAAACTAGTGAACATTACTTTACCTTAGAGTAGATAGAACTATCACCATAGTCGCGGTGAAGTTTGTATCCGACGACAGCACCTTTGGTGTTCATCAGAGACGGCATGAATACGATCAAAAAGAAGATTGCGGGTGCTCCGAGAATCAGTGCTCCTGCAACAACATAACCGACAAGAATTTCAACGATTGTGTGATCCATAATAAAACTTTACATTCAAGAGGAAAAAAAGGTGGGGTCCGAAGACCCCACGGGTTTGGTTGATATCAACCGATGGCAGGTGCGGTGAGAGCAACAGGAGTTGCTTCAGCAGCAGCAAGGTCCAGAGGGAAGTTGTGAGCGTTGCGCTCGTGCATCACTTCCATACCAAGACCAGCGCGGTTCAGCACGTCGGCCCAGGTGTTCAGCACACGACCCTGTGAATCTAGGATCGACTGGTTGAAGTTGAAACCGTTGAGGTTGAATGCCATGGTGCTAACACCAAGAGCAGTAAACCAGATGCCAACCACAGGCCAAGCAGCTAAGAAGAAGT